GCCGAAACCCTTATGGGTCTAAGAGCAAAGGATCCGATACAAGTTAAAGGTGATGCACTAATATATGATGAAGTTGTACCTAAACACGAATATGTTGTTGTGGTAGATGTTGCAAAGGGAAGAGGCCAGGACTATAGTACTTTTAATGTAGTCGACATTAGCACGAGGCCTTTTAAACAGGTTGCTGTTTATCGCAATAACCTTATCTCGCCTATTCTCTTCCCTGATTTTATTTATAAATTTGCAAAAGCCTACAACAATGCTTATGTGGTTGTAGAAGCAAATGATGCTGGTCAGGTTGTATGTAACGGATTATACCACGATTTAGAATACGAGAACTTTCATGTTGAGTCAGCTGTTAAGTCAAGTGGTCTTGGTATTGAGATGACACGTAAAGTCAAACGTATTGGTTGCTCATCATTTAAAGATCTATTAGAGAATAATAAAATAGAAATAGTAGATCAACAAACAATAGTAGAAATATCTACATTTGAATCTAAGGGACAATCATATGAGGCTTCATCAGGTAACCATGATGATTTAGTAATGAATCTAGTGCTGTTTGGTTATTTTGCAGGTACAACATACTTTGGTGAACTAACAGATATTAATTTAAAAGAAATGTTATTTGATCAAAGAATGAAAGAAATTGAAGCTGATGTATTACCGTTCGGAATTATAGATGATGGTTTACCTAACGTACCTCTTGCAGTAGAAGATGAAAGAGCTGGATGGCAGATACAACCGCGGCCAGATCTAGACTTTTAATAAGTTATAAATAAGAACATAGTGAAAACCCGCCGTATTATGAGATATCTTATTATTTAAAAAGGAAAAAACACATGGCACTTGGAGTACCTTCATCAAGTCCTGCCGTAGTAATCAAAGAGATTGATGCTAGCACAAGTATTCGTACAGCTAGTACTACAATCGGTGGTACGGTAGGTGATTTTCGTTGGGGACCAGTGGGAGTACCTATGACTGTTGCAACAGAAACAGAACTAGTAGGAACTTTTGCCGCACCTGACGATGCTAATTCCATCGACTTCCATAGCTCAGCATACTTTCTAAGATATGCAGACAATATGAAAGTTGTACGGACAACAGACGCAAATGCAAAGAATGCTTATGACGCAGACTCTGCAGGCGCAGCCCCAGCTGTTGGCAATCAAACCGACTGGGACGCACAAGACACAACACTCGCTGGCGCGAATCATACTTTTGTAGGAAAGTATCCTGGCGCAATGGGTAATGGTTTAACAATTTCAGTATGTCCAGCAGATGAGACAACCTTTAATGGTTGGGCATATAAATCAGATTTCGATACATTTCCCGGAACATCAACTCAAGCTACGGCTGAGAGTGCAACCAATGACGAAGTACACGTTGCAGTTATAGATGTTAACGGAAACTTTGGTCCAAAGGGTGGGGTTCTAGAAACTTTCCCGCATGTATCGTTAGCAACAAACGCAAAAACACCAGACGGATCTACTAACTATATACTAAATGTAGTTAATGTAGGATCAGCTTATGTGTGGATGGCTGGATTTGGAACTGCAGGAACACGATTCGATGCAGATGCTGGGTCAGCACTCGCAAGTGGTAAAAACTACTTGACCACGCCAGCAGCAATTCTTACTATAGATTTAACAGGTGGTGTTAATCAAAACGCAAACACAGCCGGAACATTACAAACAGCATTTGACCAACTAGAGGATGAGGATACAGTTGCACTTGATATTCTCTTTACCGCTGGTATGTCAGCTAGAACCGATCATGTAACAGTTGTAAATGATATAACAGCTACGGCAGTTGCGCGTAAAGATTGTATAGCAGTTGCTTCACCCGCAAGGAGTGATGTTGTAGGAGTAGCAAATCCTGCTACAATGGTAACAAATACTACTACAACAGCCAAAGATTTTACATTTGGTTCATACCTAGTTGTTGATAACAACTTCTTAAAAGTATACGATAAGTACAATGACAAATACATTCATATTCCTGCTGCTTCTTCAACAGCTGGTATCATGGCAGCAACAGATAACAATGCTGCTCCATGGGTATCGCCTGCTGGAACAAGACGTGGTAATTATTTAGGTATTACCTCATTAGCTTACTCACCAACAAAAGCTCAAAGAGACACACTCTATAAAGCTGCAATTAATCCAATTGCAAATATTCCTGGACAAGGGGTAATGCTCTATGGTGATAAAACACACATGAACAGACCATCAGCATTTGATCGTATTAATGTTCGTAGATTGTTTACATCATTAGAAAAATCAATTGGTGAATTTGCTAAAGCTTCTCTCTTTGAATTAAACGACGAGTTTACTCGAGCCGAATTTGTAAACAACGTAGAACCTCTACTTCGAGAAGTAAAGGGTCGACGCGGTCTTACAGACTTTAAAGTAGTCTGTGATGAGACAAACAATACCGCTTCAGTAGTAGATAGAAATGAATTTGTGGCAACGATCTTCATCAAGCCAGCACGCTCAATAAATTTCATAACATTGAATTTTGTTGCGACACGAACGGGTGCTGACTTCGAAGAAGTAGTTGGCATATAGTAGCGGTAAGGAGAAAACAAAATGGCTATTCTAGGAGTAGATGATTTTAAAGCAAAGCTACGTGGTGGTGGCGCACGCTCTAATCTGTTTAAAGCGACAATTAACTTTCCCGGCTATGCAGCCGGTGATGTTGAACTAACATCCTTCATGTGTAAGGGTGCTCAGCTTCCTCAATCCCAAATCGAAGAAGTACCTATTTCGTTCCGCGGAAGAATACTAAAAATTGCTGGGGAAAGGTCATTTGAACCTTGGTCAATAACAGTTCTTAACGATACTGACTTTGGTACACGTGATGCAATGGAAAGATGGATGAACGGTATTAACGGACATACAACTAATGTTGGTCTAGTAAATCCGGTTGACTATCAGGCTGACTTAATTGTTGAACAATTAGATAGAGATGGTAGCTCAATTAAACGATATGATTTTAGAGGAGCATTTCCTGTAAATGTTGGGGAAATCGATCTAGATTACGATACAGCTGGACAGATAGAGCAGTTCCAAGTTGTATTTGCATATCAATATTGGGAGTCTAATACCACTTCGTAAGGAGTTATAAATAAACGTGAAGGGCTAAATGGCCCTTCGCTAAACTATTTTTTGTGGAAGAGAACATGGCAGAGAATAACGGATTTTCATTATTTGGATTTGAAATACGTAGGAAACAAGACAAGGTTTCTAAAAAGAATCAGATGGATTCTATTGTACCTCCTATTGATGAGGATGGTGCAGGGTACGTAACTGCATCCGGATCACACTTTGGTCAATACGTTAATATTGACGGTGACGAATTTAAAGATAATATATTAAAGATTAAGCAATACCGTGGTGTTGCTATGCATCCAGAAGTCGATGCGGCAGTTGAAGATATTGTAAATGAATCTATATCTATTGCGAATGACGGTGCAACTGTTTCAGTTAACATGGATAATGTTAAAGTATCAGATAAAATTAAAAATAATATAACAGAAGAATTTAAAAACATATGTGTAATGCTTAAGTTTAATGAACTAGGGCATGACATCTTCCGTCGTTGGTATGTAGACGGTCGAATTTATCATCATCTCGTAGTTAACGAAGCAAATATGAAAATGGGTATTCAAGATATCCGTCCTATTGATGCTACGAAGATACGTAAAGTAAAAGAGATTAAAAAGAAGAAAGACCCGGTTACAGGTGCTGAACTAATTGAAAAGGTTGACGAGCACTTTATTTACCAAGAGAAACCAGGTCAAACTAAACAAGGTGTCAAACTTACAACTGACGCCGTGAGTTATGTTACATCTGGTCTATTAGATCAAGATCGCAGAAGAGTTATATCATATCTTCAGAAAGCACTGAAGCCATTAAATCAGTTGAGAATGATGGAAGACTCACTAGTCATCTATCGTCTTGCGCGGGCACCTGAACGTCGTATTTTTTATATTGATGTAGGTAACATGCCAACTGGTAAAGCTGAAGAGTACATGAAGAAGATTATGACTCAATACCGAAATAAGTTGGTATATGACGCTACGACTGGTAGACTAAAAGACGATCGTAAGCATATGTCAATGCTAGAAGACTTTTGGTTACCAAGAAAAGAAGGTGGCCGAGGTACAGAGATTAGTACATTACCAGGTGGTGAGAACCTTGGACAAATAGATGATATTTTATATTTTCAGAAACGATTATATAAATCTCTTAATGTGCCTATTTCAAGGCTTGAGCAAGATCAAGGTGCTAATATACTTGGTAGATCTACAGAGATTAATAGAGATGAATTAAAGTTTCAGAAGTTTATTGAGCGTCTACGACGTAGGTTCTCAGCACTCTTCTTAGATGTTCTTCGTAAACAGCTTATCTTAAAAGGAATCATAGCTGAAGAAGATTGGAAAGAATGGGAAAATGATTTAGTTGTTGAATACGCACATGATAATCATTTTGCTGAACTAAGAGATGCTGAACTGATTCGTGAAAGATTACAGACTATGGATTTAGCTC